GAAGAATGACGCATATGATAAAAAGATGTCAATGAAAGAAAAATTAGATTTAACAGAATATGTAAATCTATTAGTTACAAATAAACCGTATAACGGAAAGGAGTTATTATTAATGGGCGGAGCATATGGACATATGAATCATCCCTTTGATGACAAAAATCTTACATTTTCAGATTTAAAGAACATAGTTATTATAGGACTCGGTGGTCAGCTTAGTCGTGAAGATAATGTTACTGAGAAACTTGATGGTCAGAATCTAATGGTTTCTTGGGTAAAAGGAAAGTTAGTTACAGCACGAAACAAAGGTCAGTTAAAGAATTTCGGTTCAACAGCAATGGATATTAAAGGTGTCGCCTCTAAATTTGCAGGTAGAGGTGATATTAAAGATGCTTTTGTTTTTGCAATGAAAGATTTAAATAAATCTATAAGTTCATTGTCAGATAAACAAAAAGAAAAAGTTTTTGGTAACGGTAAAAGATGGATGAATCTTGAAGTTATATATCCAGCATCTGCTAATGTAATAGATTATGATAAAGCTCAAATAGTATTTCATGGGACATTGGAATATAATGAAAGTGGTACTGCGATAGGACAAGCTAAAGATTCAGCTCGTATGTTAGCGGGAATGATTAAACAGGTTAATCAGCATGTACAAAAACATTATGCGATAGGTAAACCACACTTTTTAGAAGTACCTAAAGTACAAGATTTTGGGAAAAAGAAAAAAGTTTATTTAAATAAATTAAAGAAGTTACAAAATCAATACAAATTAAAAGACAATGATACATTATCTAAATATCATCAGTCATTTTGGGAAGAATTTATCTTTAATGCGTCAAAACAACATAAGTATAAAATATCAAATAGAGTTTTAGTTAATTTGACTAAAAGATGGGCTTTCCTTGATAAATCGTATAAAGTACAAATGATGAAAAAAGATATAAAGAATAAAGAATTTTTAAATTGGGCACTTGCATTTGATAAAAACGATCATCAAAAATGGGTAAAACAGAATATGAAACCGTTTGAAGTATTGTTTTTTGATGTGGGTGCAGAGATATTAAAGAATATAAGTGGTTATTTAGCAGCATCACCTAAGACTGCAGTGCAAAAAATAAGAAAAGATGTAATTAATGCAATTAAAACAGTAAAAAGTGGTGGTGATATTAAAAAGATAGAAACTTTAAAACAACAGTTAAGTAAATTAGAAAAAATAGGTGGATTATCATCAGTTGTACCATCAGAAGGTATAGTGTTTAAATATAAAGGTAATACTTACAAGTTTACAGGAGCTTTTGCACCTGTAAATCAGATTGTAGGTTTATTAAATTTTTAGTTATGTCAGGATATAGAGAAAGAGTACGACAAAATAAGGCGATGCAGTCTATTTTAAGGGGAGAAACACCTGAAAAGAGAATTTTTGTTCCACAAGAAGATTTAGAATTTAAGAAGAAATTACAGAAAGAAAAAGAAATAGAACAAAAAAGAGTTGATGAAAAATTAGAAGTGACTAAAGAAGCTAGGATGCCTTGGTTCTGTTCAGAATGTAAAAAAGTAATGAAAAGACAATTAGATGAAAAAATGTGGTATTTATATCAACATTGTTTTGATTGTCAAATAAAAGTAGAAAATAAAATGAGAATTGACGGTACATATAATGAGTGGGAACAAGAAAAAGTAAAGCAAAATAAGTTATCATGGATAAGAGATGAAATAGAAAAACTTAAAGAGTTTAAAAAACAAGAAATACCGACATTTTATAATCAGGTAGCTGCAGATGGATATACAGTTGATAAAGAAAACTGGGAAGGTAACTTTAAACAACTTAAAAAACAGGCGGATGAGGCTTTAAAACATTTACAAAAAGTAGAGGATTCTTTAACATAGAATATTTATATATACATGAATATTAATTATTTGGGAGAAATTAAATGGCAAATATAACAACTGATGCATACGGTTCTACGATTTCACGAGGATCGCACGGTAAAACTGATGTATCAAGTCATAAAGCGGCTACTATATCAGATGACGCTAAGTTTAGTAGAATTAAAAGTCAAACATCTGGTTCAACGTGGTACACTGCTTCATTGGCAGGTTCAAGTGGATTTATAGTACAAGAGGCAGCTGCAGGTGAAATGTTTATTACACCTGTTGATGGTGACGCGGTTGACGCTTCAGCTTTTACATTAAAAACATTATATGAAATTGGTGTAAAACAAGTAAGTGGTAGTGGTGGAATTGTACACGTAGTATATTAATATGGAACGTAATTCCAAAGGACAGATAAAAGATGTAATTAAACAGGAGTACATAAAGTGCGCTTCAGATCCTGTTTATTTTATGAAAAAGTATTGTGTAATTCAACACCCAATACAGGGAAAGATACCTTTTCATTTATATCATTTTCAAGAAAAAGTAGTTGAAGATTTAGTACAACACCGCTTTAATATTGTATTGAAAGCAAGACAGTTGGGTATGTCAACTATTACAGCAGGTTATTCGCTTTGGATGATGACATTTCATCAAGATAAAAATATATTAGTAATTGCTACTAAACAAGAGGTTGCCAAAAATTTAGTAACAAAAGTTAGAGTGATGCATGCTAATCTACCAAGTTGGTTAAAACAAAGATGTGTTGAAGATAATAAGTTGTCATTAAGGTATAAAAATGGTTCTCAAATAAAAGCAGTTTCAAGTGGTGAAGACAGCGCTCGTTCAGAAGCATTATCTTTATTAGTATTAGATGAAGCGGCATTTATTGATAAGATTGATACAATATGGGCTGCAGCGTCACAGACACTTTCTACAGGTGGTCAATGTATTACATTATCTACACCAAATGGTGTTGGAAATTGGTTTCATAAAACTTGGGTAGAGGCTGAAGACGGATTGAATGATTTTAATTTTGCAAGATTACATTGGACATTACATCCTGATAGAGATCAAGAGTGGAGAGATGAACAAGATAAATTATTAGGTCCTACATTAGCGGCTCAAGAATGTGATTGTGATTTTATCACTTCTGGACAATCAGTAATTGACGGTCTTATTTTAGAAGAATACAGAACTACACAAATTAAAGACCCAGTTGAAAAACGGGGTATTGATAGTAATGTATGGATATGGGAACCAGCTAATTATACAAAAGATTATATAATATGTGCAGATGTTAGTAGAGGAGATGCAACAGATTATTCGGCATTTCATATACTTGAATTAGAAAGCGTAGAACAAGTAGCAGAATATAAAGGTCGTTTAAGTACAAGAGATTATGGTAACTTATTAGTAAATATGGCAATAGAATATAACAATGCATTGTTAGTAATTGAAAATAATAATATTGGTTGGGCTGCTATACAACAAGTAATTGACAGAGAATATGAGAATTTATTTTATATGTCAAAAGATTTACGATATGTGGATACACATAAACAAATAAATAATAAAATTAATAGAATGGAAAAACAAATAATACCAGGATTTACTTTAACACAGAAAACAAGACCGTTAGTTATAGCTAAATTAGAAGAATTTTTTAGAGAGAAGTTATCAATAGTACATTCACAGAGACTTATTGATGAATTATTTGTATTTATTTATAATGGTAATAGAGCAGAAGCTATGAGAGGCTATAACGATGATTTAGTTATGTCTTATGCAATGGGTTTGTGGATTAGAGAAACTGCTCTTAGATTACGAGCTGAAGGTATTGAATTACAAAAGAAAGCTGTAAGCGGTATTAATTCAAATCAAGGCGCTTATACACCAATGGATAATCAAAATGATTCTTGGGTTATGGATGTAAATAAAGAACAAGAATCGTTAGAATGGTTAATAAACTAAAGAGGTAAAAATGGCTGATACAACATTAAGAAGTAGATTACGAAGACTATTTTCAACAAATGTAATTGTTAGAAATGTAGGAGGTAAACGTTTAAAAGTTGCCGATACGAGTCGAACACAATCTACAGCAAGAAGCAATCTTATTGATAGATATCAAAAAATATTCACAGGATCAGGTTTGAGTGGTTATTCAGATTCGATGTTAACGAAGTCAATGAGGTTGAATTTGTTTAAAGATTATGAATCAATGGATAATGACGCAATTATTTCTTCTGCACTTGATATTTACGCAGATGAGTCTACAATGAAATCTGAGTATGGAGAAGTTTTAGAAATTAAAACAGATAACAATCAAATTAAAGAAATATTACATAATTTATTTTATGATATTATTAACATTGAATTTAATCTTTGGCCTTGGGTTCGTAATATGTGTAAATATGGTGATTTCTTTTTAAAATTAGAAATTGATGAAAAATATGGTATTACTAATGTAGTCCCATTATCAGTTTATGATGTGTCAAGATTAGAAGGACTGGATCCAGAAAATCCTGAGTATGTTAAATTTTTAATAGAAGCTATGACATCTCAACATAGATATAAATCTGAACAGTCAAGTACGAGAGAAGAGTTAGAAAATTATGAAGTAGCTCATTTTAGATTACTATCTGATTCTAATTATCTCCCATACGGTAAATCACAAGTTGAAGGTGGTCGTAAAATTTGGAAACAGTTAACTCTTATGGAAGACGCTATGTTAATTCATAGAATTATGAGAGCACCTGAAAAAAGAATTTTTAAAATTGATATTGGTAATATTCCACCTGCAGAAGTTGATAACTATATGCAAAAAATTGTAAATAAAATGAAAAAGGCTCCAGTTGTAGAAGAAGGAACAGGTGATTACAATTTAAAATATAACATGCAAAATATTACTGAAGATTTCTTCTTACCAGTTCGTGGTGGTGATAGTGGAACAAGTATAGATTCACTACCTGGATTAACTTATGAAGCAACAGAAGACATTGAATATTTGAAAAATAAATTATTATCTTCACTTCGTATTCCTAAAGCATTTCTTGGATATGAAGAGGAAGTAGGTTCAAAAGCAACATTAGCAGCAGAGGATGTTAGATTTGCTCGTACTATTGAAAGAGTTCAACGAATAACTTTATCTGAATTAACAAAGATAGCTATAGTTCATTTGTACGCACAAGGATATACAGACGCAGATTTAGTTAATTTTGAATTAGAATTAACGAATCCATCTACTATTTATGAAGAAGAAAAACTTGAATTATGGGACAAGAAAACTTCTTTAGCTACAGATATGATTAGTAACGGTATCGTTTCATCAGAATGGGTTTATAAAAATATTTATGGATTTACAGAAGAAGAAATTGTAGAAATGGATAAACAGAAGGTTTTAGATTACAGAACTAAATATAGAAGAGATCAAATTGAGACTGAAGGTAATGACCCAGCAGAAAGTGGACAATCAGTAGGATCACCATCTGATTTAGCAATGGGTAGAACAGGTCATGAATTAAATGATTTGGGTCCTGAAGGTGGTTCACCACCTGGAGGTTGGGACGGTGCAGGACGACCGAAAGAAGGTGGTAAATATGGAAAAGATAGTGGTGCAAGAGGTAGAGACCCATTGGGAGCTCACGATATGAAAAAAGGCGGTAGTAGTTCACGTAAATATGGAAAACCTTTAGCATTAGCACACTATGATAAACTAAAAAAATCAATGAATTTTGGTAAATATGAGAAAAAAATAATAAATGAAGCATCAGAAGTTGAAGAAGAGTATAAGAATGAGGTAAGTTCTTTAAATGACGATATATCAACTGACTAATTATTGTGTAACTTTATATTTATTTATGACGTACTATAAACAGTGGAGTAATGGATAATGGCTCGAAAACTAAAACATTCAAAGATAAAGAATACAGGTATTCTTTTTGAATTATTAACAAGACAGATAACGGCAGACGTATTGGCCGGTAAAAGTACAAAATCAGTAAAGATAGTAAAAAAATACTTTAATGAAAATAGTGAACTTGGAAAAGAACTCCAATTATACCGTTTACTTTTAGAAAAACATTACGAATCTGAGAATAGAGCAAGTCAATTACTTGATGCTGTCTTAGAATCAAGACAGAGATTAAGTAATTCTAAACTTCGTCGTGAAAAATATAACTTAATCAAAGAAATAAAAGAAAATTATAACGCAAGTGATTTTTTTAACGGCCGTATTACTAACTATAGACTATTAGCTTCAGTATATAATATATTTTTAGTTGAAAGTACTCCTATAATTTTTAATCCAGAAGCTGTTATAGATTCTAAATTTACTATTTTAGAACATATTACAAGTAAGAAAGTTAGTTCTAAAGAAGCTAAAGAAAAAGTTTTAAAAGAATATAATAAATCAGATAAAGATTTAAGGTTACTGGCGTACGAAATTCTTGTAGATAAATTTAATCAAAAATACAAGACATTAAATGAAGCACAAAAAAATCTATTAAAAAATTATATTAATAATGTTAGTAATACAAATTCTTTACGTGACTTTGTTGATGAAGAAGCACAAAAGCTTGAAACAGAATTAAAAGTTAATTTACCAAAAGTAACTGATCAAGTTACTAAAATAAAATTAACCGAAGCGATTAATCAGATAAGTAATTTAACAAGAGGTAAACTTGTTAATGAAAAACAGGTTTTAACTTTAATGAGATATTATGAACTTGTCAAGGAGCTTGAAAATGTCCACAAAAGTTGAACTTTTAAGAAAATTTATTAGAGAAGTTATCAGGCAGGAGTTAAAATTACACGAAGCTTCTGTAACAGGTGCAATTGATGGTGGAGAAGGTCCACCTAAAACACCTTATGCATTCCAGGGAAAAAAGAAAAAAGATAAAGAAAAAGAAAATAAGATAGCAACTAATTCTACTGGATATAGTAAAGTAAATGAAGGTAAATACCACGATTACAGAAATGATGAAACTCTAACAGCAAAACAAAAAATTGGGTATTCTATGAGAGAGATTCGAGACCATCTTGCAGAAATTGATAAATTGACAAAGATGAATGTAAGATTAAAGAATGAGATGGGTGTTGATTCGAGATCATATTGGAAGAATACACATAAAGCGATGAGAAAAATTAGTGAGAGATTAGTAAAGTTAGCAAATAAAGTCGGTCAACTTTATTAATCTTTATTATGAACAAGCCATCTTGGAATGAGGATGGACTTAATTTTTTGGGAAAGCTTTTAAGTCTATCTAATTTAAAACGCCGCTGGTTAATTGAAGAGACTAAAATAAAAGGTCAAGAACCTAATAAAGTTGAAACAATTAAATTTATAGATAAGTGGATACGAAAATTAGAGACTTTAAAAGACGAGATTATTAGAACACGGAGTTAGGTGTAATTATGAGACAACTTATAGTAGATTACTTACCATTTGAGGTAAGACAGGAACAAATTACTGAATCCATGAAAAAAAATGATGGAAAATTGATTGTACGCGGAGTTTTACAAAGAGCAGAAGCAGAAAATCAAAATGGTAGAATATATCCGAAAGAAATTTTAGAACGAGAAGCTACAAAATATGCAAAAGAGTTTATAGCAGAAAGTAGAGCTATGGGTGAATTAGATCATCCAGAGTCGTCTGTAGTGAATTTACAGAATGTTTCTCATAATATAAAAGATATGCATTGGGAAGGTGATAATCTATTAGGTAAAGTAGAAGTTTTAGGAACACCTGCAGGTAATATTTTAAAAGAATTATTTAAATCAGGAATTAAACTTGGTATTAGTTCACGAGGTATGGGTTCAGTAGAAACTATTGGTGAAGCTGAAGATGGCGCACAAACTACACAAGTACAACCTGATTTTGAATTGATAGCATTTGACTTTGTTTCTAATCCATCAACACACGGAGCATTTATGCATCCCATGAATGAAGGAATTGAACCTGTTAGTGGTAGAACGTGTGGAGTATATTGTAAAGCAGAATCTATTATTAATGATATAATGAGAGGTTAACGAGAGAAAACTTATGATTAAATTAAAAAATTTATTGAAAGAAGGGGCTGTATGGGATAGAGCGTTTGGTGAACCATTACCAACATTAAAAGGTATTATGGAAAAACATAATGATTGTGGTTGTGGTGGAACAACCTCTTGTAGTTGTGAATCTGTAACAGAAGATGTAAAAGATGTAGTTAAAGTTAAAAAACTGGGACATAAGTTAGGAACTGTTGAAGGTAAACTTCGTAAGGTAATGTATGATTTAGAACAACGATTTCAAGCAGATACAGTTAATTTTAAATTACAAAAACCCCTAAAAGATTCATATAAGAAACACGTAACAGCTTTTATGAGAGATGCTATGTCTCTTATAAAGAAGGCAAAATAAATGATAAGTTTAAAGTCATTACTTAAAAATATGAAAGAGGCTAAAGTTACTAAACCTCAAAAAGGAGTTGAAACTCCTTTAGACGCAAAAGTACAAATACCTGGTTATGGTGTAATGACAAGAAAACAACTTCAACAGAATATTAAAAGATTTGTAGGTGATGTTAACACTCACGTGAAAAAAGGAGAATCAGGTAAAGCACTTGCTCTATTGTATAAACGTGGAGTTTTAAAAGCTTTTTTAGAAACAGACCTCGCCCATTCAGGAGAATAAAATGTCGAAATATAAAAATATGATGTATCGTTGGCGTGAGTGGAGACTCAATGAAGCTGTAAAAGTACAAGGTGGTTCTGACCCACTTACAGTTCAAAAAAGTTTACATGACGCATTTAAACAATTAGAAAATAATGGTATGTGGGACTGGGGATATACAGAGTCAGATCAATATGGTTGGAATGACTATAATAATTTTCGTAAAATGACTGATGAATATAATAAAGGTATGTTGAAAATTGGTAAACAAGTTGAAGGTATCTCAAAACAATTAGATGATATGTGGAAAACATATAATAAGATTTATGAAAAGTGGCGTAAAAAAGATGGTCCTAGGACAAACTAATGCCAGCTGTCTCCAAAGCACAACAAAAATTTATGGGAATGGTTCACGGCCTACAAAAAGGTACTGTTAAACCTTCAAAAGTATCTGGTAAAGTTAAGAAAGTTGCCAAATCTATGAAGAAGAAGTCGGCTAAAGATTTTGCTTCTACTAAACATAAAGGCCTTCCTAAAAAAGTTAAAAGTGAAGCTGTAAATGAAGTTAGTTTTTCTTCAGTTCCAACAAAAAAATTAGTAAAACAATATAAACAAATGGCAGATGAGAAATTATCTGGTTCAGCTGCATTAACTTTTAGAATGATTGCAAAAGAATTAATCAAAAGAAAAGCTAAATTAGAATCAGATGTTAAAGAAGGATTTGGTGGTGAGTTGAAAGGTAAAGCTAGACAAAAATTTGAAAAGGCGAGACAAGAAAACGCAGAAGTATTAGGTTATAAGTTAACAGGTACTAAAGATATAAAAGAATCTATAGAAAAAGCTTTGCACGAAGATATGGATGATGCTGAATTAGCAGGAAGAATTAAACATTGGGCGAGTAAACATAAAGGTACAGGAATAGGTTATGGTCATGTACTTGGTCAATTAGCAGTTCATATGAAAGAAATGGGATGGTCTAAAAGTTTTAAAGAAGTTGTAAAGGTTGCTAAAGAGTTAGCTAAGAAGAAAACAGTTGAATCTACTTTCGCTGTAAAAGGTAAAGAAGATAAAGATGGGTATAAACATTCTGAAAAACCTGATTTTGAATATGATCCTGAAAAGAAAGACGATGAACCAGAAGATAAAGATAAAAAATTAAGTAAAGGTATGGATGATTCAGATGATTATGAGAGAAAGTTTAAAAAGGAATCTGTAAATGAAGTAGATATTTCTAAAATACGTAATCAAATGAATAAAGAAACAACTAAAATTAGACACGCCTATGAAATGATGAGAAAATATTCAGGAGATGATGTTAAAAAAGCAGATCATTGGAAAGATGTCGGTAATAAAGCAAAAGATAGAATGAACGCTTTACAAGATAGAATTAATGCAGCTCGTAAAAAGGAAGGGTATGGTCGAGGAGAACCCGCAAATATTTATGGTATAGAATATCTTAAACATTCTAAAGATAGAAAATATAAAAAGGCTTCTTTGACTATGAGTTCTAATCAAGGTAAAAAAACATTTAAAAAAATGACTATGGCTATCCTTAAAAAAGCAGAACAACTAAAGAAACAAGAAGGTTGGGCAGAATATAGAATTACAGTTAATGACCAACCATATATTTCTGGTTTTGGTAGAAGATTTGTAAAATATCCAAAACCACATATTAATGAAGTTGTAAATGAAGCTAAAGAAACAGGAACAATTAAAAAGAGTGGTGGATTGTGGTGGGCAGTATTTGATAAAAGAAAAAAATTAAGATTTGAAGGTAATGTAAATTTTATGGTTAAAGCTCTTAAAATAGTTAGTGGTATGTCAAAAAAACAAGTAATAGATTTATTAAAGGTTACTGTTGGTACTATGAAGGGAGTTCCATTTAAAGCAGACTTTAGTAAAGATAAGTATGTTAGAACTGAATCCGTAGATGAAGCAAAAGAAACTGCTATTGACGTGGCAAAAAGAGTTGTTAAAAATAAACAACACGAAAAGGGATTAGATTTAACTACAGCAAACTTTATAGTAAAAATATATGATGCTTATAAAGAGCATCCTAATTTACAAAGACAAATGGATAAAATGCCTCTACCAAAAATGGTTAAGCTAGCTTATAGGGTGATGAAATGATTAAGTTAAAAGAAATTATAAAAGAAAGTAAATTCGCATTTGATAGAAAGTTTGGAGAACCACTGCCTACTTTAAAAGATACAATGGAGAAACATACTGGTAGAACGTTAACTGAAAAGAAAGAGTTAGATTCTAAAACTATTGGGTATATTACACGAATGACAAATACTAATAATCATAATGCGGCTAGACATATGTTAGCCAGTGACTTTCTTGGTAAGAATTCACCATTAGTTACATCTTATAAAGCTTTAATGACATTACATGATTATCTTAGAGATATGCATGATTTAACAAAAGTTCGAGATAAATTGGATAAAAAATTGTTCGCGGGAGCAGAAAGAGTATATAGTAATATGGATGATATACATAAGGCATTTTAATGAAAATAACTACAACACAACTTAAAAAAATGATTAGAGAAGAACTTCTTAAAGAAGCTCCTTATATGGAACCAGATGAATTGGGGGAAGAATTAGAATATAGACTTGGTATTTTAGGAGCCGCAATTAGAAAACATTCAAAACATTCAGCTAAATGGGCAGAAAAAATGTATAGAAGTGCACCAGCCACTATTAAAATGGTTGATACTTTAATAAAAGTATTAACGAAGATGAAATGAGTAAAAAATCAATATATAAAAAATTAATGATTGAAAGTACTTTTGCTCAACCACCGAGAGAAGCAACAGATGTTATAGCTAATAATGTTGATGCATATGATTTTTTTACAAGTAAATCAGTATTTAAAACTGAAGTAGATGAAGTGTCATTTACAGGAATGAAATTTAGTTCACCAGAAGCAAAAATACAAGTAGATAAAGATATAACAGTAATGTCAAACTATTTAGGTAAAGCATCTCAACAAGTTATTAAAACTATGATGGATGGAGTAAAAGGTGGAAAATATGATGCTATGGACTTGGCAAGAGGTATACAAACAGGTCCAACTAAAAGAACTCATTATGGTGAAGATGAATTTATACAACAGCTGTGGACTAAAGTAAGAGACGGATTTAGAAGATACTCTAAAAGAAGTAGATTAAGATAGTTTATAACGAAAAATTTAGATAACTTATATTTATATATGAAAACACAAAATATCTATTATAGATTAGGAGATTAACAATGGCAGCAGTAACAAGAAACTCATTAAAAGGGGCGCTTTCCGAAGTAGTCAGCTATGATGGGGGAAACAATCTTGGTAAAAACATGGACTTGTTAGTTGACAATATTAGAGATAAAGAAGTCATTGATGGTTCAGGTGGTGATGTAACATTAACCGCCGATCAATCAGGTGGTACTGTTTTTGCTGGCGGTGGAGCCAGAACAATAACATTACCAGTTGTAGCATCGGGATTAAACTTTAAAGTTGTTAGTACAACCGCACATGATCATGTTATATCAAGTTCCGCTGGTACATCTTTACTTAATGGTTGGTTCCTTGATTCATCTAATGATACATCAGACGGAGCTACAGCAATAACAAAAGGTGATAGTCAAGCAGGTATGACATTAGCAAATGTAGTTATCGGTGAAACACTTGATATTTGTACTGATGGTACAGAGTGGTACATGACAGCACCCGGTTCTTTGAATGATACACCAGTTTTTACACCTTAATAAATACATTTAGCTGAGGACATATTATGTCTAAAAAAATAAAACTAAAAGATTTATTAGAAGAAAACTTTTCCGGTACTATGTTGGGAGGTGTTGTATCAAAAACACCATTTCATAACGATATTAGTTTATCTAAAATCGTAAAAGAAAAGTATGGTGACGTAGAAGAAGAAAAAGTTGATATAAAAGGATTAACTAATGAAATTTCTAATTTTAATTCTTTAAGTAAAAATATATTTGGTAAATCTAATATTAATCAGATTGCAGAAAAACTTAGTTGGATTGCAAAACAAGCTCATTCTCATACTCTTCAAGAAACAGAGGATTGGTTTGATAAAATTACAGTTAATCGTAATATGAAAGAATTAACTGGACTTTCTAATAATTTTAGTAAAATAGCATCTGAAGCTAAATCACTTCAAGAAAGAATGGGTGCATTATATGAAGATATGGGTAACATTCTTGGTAGATATTATGAAATAGGTGAAACAAAATCTTATAGACACGGTGATGAAGTTGATGATGAAGATAATGCTGAAGTAAAAGAAGTAGAAGGTGATAAGGCTGAATATGAAAAGTTTTTTAGGGCTGCCTTAAAGAAATTTGGAGTTTCAGAACCAGATAAGTTACCTGATGACAAGAAAAAAGAGTTTTATAATTATATAGATGCTAATTGGAAGGGTGATACTGAGTCTGATTAGAGGTTTTAATTGATATATATAAAGGTTCATAAAAATAATATAGATAAAGCATTAAATGTTTTAAAAAAACAAGTCAAAGAAACTAAATTGATGTTAACTTTAAAAGAACGTGAGTTTTATAGAAAACCATCAGAAATAAGACGCGAGAAACGGGCAAAAGCGAGACTTAGAAGTAAAAAAGCGTTCGATTATTGAATGTTTTTTTGATTGTTATATATTTATATATACAAAAATACACTACGGTTTTTCAACCATCATGTAGTGTAATCTAAAGTGTTAATCACATTATAGTTCCCAATAACTATATTAATTACTAAGTATGGAGAAAAGTAATGGATGATCTTTTAAAAGAAGCCATTGCAGATGCCAAAGCAGTTCGTGAAACAGCTCTTGAAAATGCTAAAATAGCATTAGAAGAAGCTTTTACACCACGCCTACAGTCTATGCTTTCTAAGAAAATTCAATCTGAAATTGAAGTTGATGAACAAGAAGACGAAATGGAAGATGATGAAGAGGAAGAGGAAGCTCCTGAAGAAGGAATGACTTACGAAGAAGAAGATCCAGCTGATGATGAATCTGAAGATGAAATGGATGTCGAAGAACAAGCCGACGAAATGGAAGATGAAGATGAAGAAGAGATGGATATGGAAGGTGTAGTTGAGATTGATGGTGTTAAATATGCACCAGTCGTGTCTGAACAAGATGATGAAGAAGCTGAAGAAGAGGAAGAGGAAATGGAAGAATCCGATGATCTTGACCTTGAAGCAGTACTTCGTGAACTTGAAGATGATGAAGTTTCAGAAGACAACGAACCGGTAGATAGTGAAGTGTCTGAACAAGAAGATGAAGACGCCGAAGAAGATGAAGAAGAAGATGTTGACGAAGAAGTTGACAAATCTTCAGGAGTCGGTAAAGGCGATAATCATAAAGGCGAATCAGACCAATCTTCAGCTACAGGTTCAAAAGATAAAGCTAAACATCATGAATCAGTTGAAAAAACTGACGAAGATGTTAGCGAATCTGATGAAGAAGTCGAAGAAGAAATTGATCTCGAAGAAGTCATTAAAGCCCTTTCTGAAGAGGAAGTTGATGAAGAAGAAAAAGATAAGGTCGAAAGTCTTCAGGCTGAACTTGACGAGCATCGCAATGTCGTTAAATACTTACGTACTAAATTGAATGAAGTTAACTTGCTCAATGCAAAACTACTTTTCACAAATAAACTTTTCCGTTCGTTTGGTCTAACCAATGAACAGAAAATGAAAGTTGTGGAGAATTTTGATAGAGCTTATAACCTTCGTGAAGTCAAATTGGTTTATTCCACATTGGCTGAATCTTTTGGTACGAAGAAACATAAAACAGAGATTAAAGAAACTAAAGGCTCAGCATCTAAAGCAGTAGCCTCTACAAAATCTGAAAAACAGGAAGTAATTGCTGAAGGATCAGAATTGAGAGACCGCTTTAAGAAGCTAGCGGGTATTCTTTAATAATTTTTTGGAGAAATATAATGTCTAAAAATCTTGGTACAATTGAAAAGTTGATGGACGGATTCAATCCGTATCGTCAGCGCATGGAAGAAACCCGTGGTTTGGTCAAGAAATGGGAACCGACAGGATTGTTGGAAGGTATAGACGAAGAACAGAGAGTTCAAGGAATGGCATGTTTACTTGAGAACCAAGCTCGTCAATTGATTGATGAAGCAAGTTCTACAGGTACATCATCTAATTCTGAAGAATGGTCTGGCGTCGCATTACCATTGGTTCGTAAAATCTTTGGTGAATTGGCAGCACAGGAATTCGTTTCTGTTCAACCGATGAATCTTCCTTCCGGTCTGATTTTCTATCTTGATTTCAAATACGGTACAGCTCAACCTGGCGTAACCGCCGGTGAGCAGGTATTCGGTGTAACTTCTGGTTCTGATAGTGATCCTACAGCGGGTCTCTACGGAGCAGGTGCATTTGGATATTCAATCAACGAATCAGTAACAGGTGCAGTAGCAACTATTATATCTAGCTCAGCTAATTGGTCTGATGTAGACTTTGAACCTTCATTGTCCGCGTCAATAGCAGCAAGTAGCTTGAAAAGATATGATATACCGAAAGCTAATTTTAGCAACCCTGATTATGAAGGCGCAAGAGCTTGGGAACCAACAGGTTCAGAAGCTTTTACAGCTTACTATCCAGCATATACTAAAACTATATCTGGTTCAAAAGCAGGTGGAACTCAAGTATCACCTTCTGATACTTCTTTATCTCATGTGAGATTTATTGTTGATGAAGGCTCAGCGACACCAGTCGCTACAGTTTCAGTACGCTATCATAAAGCGCCGACTGATGTAACACGTGGTGACTTTGAAGCATCCAGTGGTTTGACTTCAAACCCTGAAACTGATGTTGGTATACCTGAGATTGATATTTCAATGCGATCTATTCCAATAGTAGCAAAAACACGTAAACTGAAAGCAGTTTGGACTCCTGAGTTAGCTCAAGACCTTAACGCTTATCATAGTGTTGACGCTGAAGCAGAACTTACTTCACTATTGAGTGAGTATGTTTCGATGGAAATTGATCTTGAAATACTTGATATGCTTCGATTGAACGCAGCAGCTAAGACAGAACGTTGGTCTGCAAGAGTTGGCTATGAATATAATTCAGCCAATACAAACTTTGTAGAATCTTCAGGTGCATCTAATGCATACACTAAAGGTGAGTGGTTCCAGACTCTTGGAAACAAAATCCAAAGTGTAAGTAATGCGATTCATCAGAAGACACTCCGTGGTGGTGCTAACTGGATGGTTGTTTCACCTGAAACAGCTACAGTCCTCGAATCTATTCCTGGATATGCAACATCTGCAGATGGAGACGCAACAACTAAGTCTTACGCAATGGGCGTACAGAAAGCCGGTATGTTGAACAATCGCTATACAGTTTACAAGAACCCATATCAATTTGAGAATGTGATTCTTGTTGGTTTCCGTGGAAGTAATTTCCTCGAAACTGGTGCTGTATATGCACCGTATGTACCTCTTATCATGACACCATTGGTGTATGATCCTAAGAACTTCACACCTCGTAAGGGTGTGATGACCAGATACGCGAAGAAAATCGTGCGTCCGGAATTCTATGGTAAAGTCATTGTTGCTGATGTAAACTATGTTTAATAGTTAGCAATATAGGCTGTACTTAGGGTACAACTAAATAAAAAGGGTGGGTTTATACTCACCCTTTTTTTGTTTCTTGTAGTTCTTTATATTTATTAATGAATAAATGTATTTAATTTAGGAGAATAATATGGCACAGGAACCAATATGGGCTGGTAGTAGTTCATTTTCATCAGGTGATACTCCTTGGGGATTATATGATTCAGATAATGAATTTACATCATCAGCTGATAAATTCGCAGATTGGGCATCACGTAGGTTAGGTTATCCAATTATGTCAGTTGAGTTACAATCTGGTTCATTTTACGCATGTTTTGAAGAATCAGTTACAGAATACTCTGCTCAAGTTAATCAGTTTAATATTAAAGATAATTTATTACATCTTACAGGACAGGCAACAGGGTCAAATGTTACTCATAAAAGAGTTACACCTACAATGGGTAGAACTGTATTTTTATCTAAACAATATGGTACAGAAGCAGGTGTAGGTGGTGATGTAGATTGGAAAAAAGGATCAATAAATGTAGTAAGTGGTTCACAAGAATATAATTTAGATACACTTTTTACTGATAAAAGTGGAAGTGGAGCTATAGAAGTTAAAAGAGTTTATTATGAATCTACTCCCGCAATGCAAAGATTTTTTGATCCATATGCTACAACTGGATATGGTACAATAAATTTAGTTGAAGGATTTGGTTTTGGGGGTTATTCTCCAGCAGTATCTTTTACTTTGATGCCAATATTTGAAGATTTGTTAAGAGTTCAAGCAATTGAATTGAATGATACTATTAGAAAATCAGCATATACTTTTACACTTGTAAATAATAAATTAAGAGTATTTCCAGATCCTACTGAAAATAGAACACTATACTTTGATTATGTAGATATTTCAGAAAGAGATAATCCATTAATTACTGAATATAGTGGTTCTGCAGATGTAGTGTCAGATTTTTCAAATGTTCCTTATGATAATATGGAATATCAATTTATTAATGATGTTGGTAAACAATGGATTCGAAAGTATGGATTAGCTCTTACAAAAGAATTACTTGGGATGGTTCGTTCTAAATATGGAGCTATTCCCATTCCAAATGCTGAAACTTCATTAGATGGAGATACCTTAAGAGGTGAAGCAGCCGCTGAAAAAGAAGCTTTAACAACTCAATTAAGAGAAATGTTAGAACAAACAAGTAGACGAGCATTGTTAGAAGCTGATAAAGATGAGGCTGAATTTTTACAAGAGAAATTACAAAAAGTTCCATATCCAATTTATGTAGGGTAACAAAATGCCAAGTCGCTTTTATCCACAAAAAGACATAGATACTATAAAAAAGTTTAACCAGGAGCTCGTAGGAGATGTGAGCGCTGGTAAAGACGGTATTATATATCAACCAGTAATTATTTATAAAATATCAGCTTATGATACAGAAGTCAATATGTACGGTGAAACAGCAGATGGTAAAGTATATAATCCAGGTGTTCAAGTATCATGTTTAATTGCATCAGATGACCAAATTACAACTACAGATGAGTTTGGACCAGATTTAGCACAAACAGGATTGTTTTCATTTATAAGACAAACTTTAGTTGATATGGGTTATGTTGTTGAAATAGGTGATATAATTGATTGGAATAGTGGATATTGGGAAATTTCTTCTATAAGTGAAAATCAATTAGTTGGTGGACAAACTGACTACAACCATTCAGTTGTATGTAATGCATTCTTAGTAAGAATATCTCATTTAAATATTGAAAGAGTACGGAGTATTTAATGCCTGCAAATAAACCTTTACCAAGAAAACAAAGAGTTTTAAATCGAGGATATTTATATTCGCGTTCAAATGATGACGTAAAAAATCCATCTGTTACTTTAATGGATATGGATAGTGCAATTATGTTTTATTTTGAAAAAGTTATAAAACCATCAGTATTAGATAATGGTGAGAATGTAAAAGTTCCACTAATGTACGCATCACCTGAACGTTGGAAATCAATTCAACGTGATGGTTTTATGAAAGATAAAAAGAGACAAATTATAACTCCAGTTATCGCGTATCGTAGAACATCTATTGAAAAAGATGAACTGGTTCCACAAGATAAGTTAGACGCTAATGATCCTCATTTATTTTATACCTTTGAAAAGAAATTTTCAGATGTAAATCGTTATGATAACTTTTCAACTCAAATAGGATTGTTACCACAAAGAGAATATTATAATGTAGCTTTTCCTGATTATGTAACTTTAAGTTATGATTTTATTGTTTGGACAACATACATTGAACAAATGAATAAAATTGTTGAGAGGATTATATATTCAGATGGAGCTTATTGGGGTGACCCTGATAAATTAAGATTTAGAAGTAGTATAGATAATTTTACCGATGCTACAGAAGTTGCAGATGTTGAAAGATTAGTTAGAACTACTTTTTCAGTTACTTTAAGAGGATATTTGTTACCAGAAAGTAATTTTGACCATCGTTCAACAACACAGAAATTTTTAACACCAAAAAAAGTTATTTTTGGAATGGAAACTGATGTTAAAGTAACTAAGCAAGCTGGTAAAACAGGACAATTTTTACAAGAATTAGAAGATGGTGTTGATACAATTGGAACAGGGACACCAAGTGATTTTCTAGGAGTAACTTTAACATATCCTTTAGTACTTAACGCAGGTACAGGAGTAACATTATCAAGAGATGGTATTCTATTTGAGGGTGCGGCTCGTTTAGAACAAGAAATATCTATTGGACAGGATGTAGCTACAACAGCTAATGTAACATTCGCTCAAGTATCTGCAAGTTCACTTGTATTAGATAGTGTAACATATGATGGTGGTAGTATTACTGGTGATATAAATATAACAGGTTCAGTAACTACTACTGGTGATTTGACTATAGATGGTAATGCTACAATAGGTGGTATAGTAACTGCACAAGAATTTCATACAGAATTTGTTAGTGGTTCAATAATATATGCAAGTGGTTCTACACAATTTGGTGATACACTTGATGATACCCATAATTTTACAGGTAGTTTATTAATCACCGGTTCATTAGGTGTGAACAACTATTCTGTAACAAATATATCAAATGATACTACTTTAGCAGACAGTGATGCATCAGCTTTAGTTACAGAAAATGCAGTTAAAAATTATGTAGATGATGCGACATCTACACAGCAAACTTATTTAAGAAAACAATTTGTAAAAAATACAAGTTCAATTACAGTACCATCTACTGCTAGTTTTACAGCTGTAACAGCTTCAGCACCGAGTGGTATGACTTCTACGACTGAAAATGATTTTGTATTTTTTATCAATGGACAATATATGGAACATGACGCAATTACAATCCAACAGGCAAGTTCTACACTTTTATTAAAAGTAGATAATGATAGTATAGGATATGATTTAGAAAGTGATGATGAGATATTGGCGATAGGCAAATTTAATTCATAGGAGATTTAAGGGTGCCGATTTATAAACTTAAAAACCCAATCATCTTCAAAAATGGGACAGGTTTTACAATTGATCAAGCAGACGTTGAATTATTTGTAGAATCAAGAACAGATGTAAACTTTTCAATAGGTCAAGCTGTGGGCTCCGGTTCAGAAGTCCAATTTAATCAAGTAACAGCTAATCCTTTAATAATAGATAATGGAACTCTAAAATTAAATAATGATATGATAACCGGTTCGTTTACTCAAACCGGAGATTTAAGTATTACAGAAAATTTAACTCTTTCAGATACTTTAACAATTGGTGGTATTTTAACTGCAGAAAAAATAGAAAGTGAATTAACACAATCACTTACTTTATTCGAGAGTGGTTCTACACGATTTGGTGATACTATAGATGATGAACAAGTTTTTACTGGAAGTTTATCAGCAACAGGTTCAATAACTTTAAATGATAATGAAATACCTGAAATTTCAAATGATACTACTTTAGCAGATGAAGGTACTGTAACTGTAGTTACAGAAAATGCAGTTAAAAATTATGCAGATGATAACACAAGTGATTTTCAAACATATCATAGAAAAAGTTTTGCACATACAGGTAGTTTTGTAAGTGTTAGTACAGCAAGTTTTACTACAGCAACAGCATCAGCTCCCAGTGGATTTACAAGTACTTCTGAAGAAGATTTTATGTTTTTTCTAAATGGTATGATGATGGAACATGATTCGTTAACTGTTGAACAAAGTAGTTCATTATTTTTATTAAAAGTTGATAATGATACTATTGGATATAATTTAGAAGGCGGTGATGAAATAGTAGCTTTTGGGAAATTTAATTCATAGGCCAACTTTTCTTTTACCATTGTTTGATATTTATTAGTATGAGAATATACAAAGCAATAAATAACACACCTAAAATGCACAAAGTGTTAAGTGAAAGTGCAAAAAGAGGGTGGGAAACAAGAAGAAGAAATGCGGAAGCGTAGCTGGAAGAACCGCAAAAATAGACCCTGTCCAGATTGTGGTAGGATGTTAACCTATACAAGAAAGGATAGTTTTGACAGAGCAGTAGGTAACAATTCTGTATGTAAATCGTGTGCACAAATGGATAGAAAACTTACATTGGAAACTATTGAAAAGATGAAAAAACCTAAAACGGTTGAACATAGAAAGAAAATTTCACAATCTATAACAGTATGGTGGGAAAATAGAAAAAAAGAAGAGATAGAATATGGCGTTGATAGACAGCAAGCAATTAGATCCTAATTTTACAGGTTCATTCACTCTTTCAGGGTCGAACCAAACACTACTTAGTGACCAAGTAGTTATCGGTACATATTCCGGTTCTGCTACTGCTCATCCTTCTGCATCATTAACAGTATTAATGGGACCGAAAGCAGGTATGTTGTTACCATCAGCCTCAGCTGATCCTACTGGATTAGGGGCAACTGAAGAAGGAATGATGTATTTTAATACAACTGATGGGCTGTTAAAACTTTTCGATGGGTCAGCTTGGATACCTGCAGGTGATATTAATACTAAAAATACTCACCTTACAATGTCTGCGGATATTGATGCTGATGGTTCTGATAGTAGTATACTTTTTAGAATAGATGGTGAGACTGATTCTAATGTAAAACTAAGATTAAAATCTGATAACGCACATGAAATTACTGGAAGTATGGGAGTATCAGGTTCAATTACAGCAACAAGTTTGTTTACTGGTTCAACCGCAATTTATACTAATAATGTTCAGAATGGGTATCCGACTTCTAATCCATGGGGAGTAAGTTTAGGAGGTAGTTATTTTAATAATTTTGATAATACTACTCATGTATCTGAAATATTAAGATTTATGTCAGGTGTTTTAAGTCATTCTTTAGATGTAGCAGACGCGTCACCTAATACTTTAACTTATGGTAGTATAGATACAAATGAAAATAATTTAGGTAGTACTGATAGTTGTGATGGATATTTACCTCAAAGTTATGATAGTACTAATGCTACATTGAAATACTTGGTTACTAAACAATGGGTGGCTGATGGGACAACTATTTTTAGTGGTATTTCTGTATATCACGATAATGGTCCAACTTATTATGTAGACTTTGATTCTAATTCAACAGGTACTGGAACTGTAAGTTCATCAGTTGATAGTGAATTATTTGGTTTGGGTGGATTATCAAGTGGTGCTGAAACTGAATTTAAAGTTAGAGTACATACAACACACTCATTTAGTGATACAGGTAGTATTTCTACACCAAGTGCTACTTCAAATACATTTACTACACAATCTGTATTAGATTTATCCATAAGTACATTTGGTACATCAAATGGATTAACATTAGCAAAAATTAATACTTCACAGCCGGCAGTTATACCGGCGGCATATCAAGATGGTAAATTTGCAGATGTTGCTGGTACAACATTAAGTGGTTCTCTGACAAGAACATATAAAGCTGGAGCTACAGATTTTACAAGTGTTTCCGCAAGTGGTTATTATAATTTTCATGATTCAAAAGTAGGTATAGTTACCGGTTCACAATCAGATTATACTTTTAAAAATGGAACAGATAAAAATAGATTTTGGGCACCAATTGATCAAATAGAAAGTGATATTGGAAGTAATAGTTTAGGTATAACAGCAGTAACTCAAAGTTATTTAACTGCAACAAGTAGAAGTTTAAGTGGTGCACCATATTTAATCGGAGCTACTTATCAATTAAGTGCGTCAGTTCACGGATTATTTGATCCATTATATGCGGCATCATCAACATTAGCAGATGATACAATAGGTTCAGTTGGTGTAGGTTCAGTTGCGGGTTCGATAATTGATGATTTGAGTACAAGTGGTGGAACAATTCAAACAGCGGCCGCGGTTTATGATGGGTCAGGTTCTTCAGCGACAGTAAGGGCAACTTCTACAGTTCCATATAGAACGGATGTTTATAATCATAAAGCATTATATACACTAAGTGGTGGTACTGGAGAAAACATAAATCAATCTGGAGTTAGTGATTCTACATTTACAGTTGGTGTACGAGGAAGAAATAGAGCATCAAGCCGTTCTACATTGGCAACGTATACTTATTTATATCATACTGCAAGTTCATTTGGTCAACCTCAAACAAGTGGTTCAATGGGAGTTTATCAAAGAGCACAAGGATACGATGGCGGAGCATTAGCAGGAACAAGTGAAGCATTTACAGGAGAAGATTTTAGAATACAGTTAAATAATAATGTATTAGGATTTAATGGAGATGCATTTACTACTACATATAACGTTGATAGAGGTGGAGACGCTCTTATAGGTGAACACGATTTACAAGTAAAACCAGGATTTTTAGTAGAACCAGGTGATTCATACGGATATTGGTATCCGACAAGTTACGGGAGTGGTTCATATAAATATTATATACGAAGGTTTCAAGATGGTAGTACAAGAACAAGT